CGAACGACAGACCTAACCGCCGCAACAATCATTATCGACCGGGGCGGCAAGTCGTATATATTTACGCAATTCTTTATGCCTGCAGAAAGATTTAAAGTCGCGTCCGCCGAAGAATCGGTACCGTACGAAGAATTCAAAGACCGGGGAATACTTACGGTTTCGGGCGATAATGCCGTCGACTATCACGACGTATTCGAATTTTTTTCGCGCCTGGTACGCGAATATAAGATTATGCCGTTAAAAGTCGGTTACGACCGCTATTCGGCGCAATATCTAATTGCAGACATGAAAACGGCGGGGTTCCACATGGACGACGTTTACCAGGGTACGAACTTAACGTCCGTATTGCACGCGTTCGAAGGGGATTTAAAAGACGGCAAATACGAAATCGGCAACAATTCGTTGTTGCAGTCGCATTTACTAAACGTCGCGGTCGATATCAACATGAATGATTCACGAATGAAACCCGTTAAAATCGACAAACGGTCGCATATCGACGGCGCGGTATCCATATTCGACGCGTTGGCCGTGAAAATGAAGTATCACGAAGAAATCGGCCGGCAGCTTGAAAACGAAAAAAAGTAACGGTCGCAATTACATCAGAATTGCGTGTTTTGTTTTGATATTCTGAAACTGTGAAACCATGTAGAAAGGGGGTTGCGCCGTGGGTTTAATTAAAAATTTGCTTTTCCTGCGCAGGGCGAAATATTCGCCCATATTCGCAATAAGGGGCGATTACCAGGCGAACGGCAATTTAACAGAATCCGACATAATCGGCGCAATCGCGGATTGTATCGGGCGTAACGTCGGCAAGTTATCGCCGCAAGTAGTACGCACCGGATCCGACGGCCTGCAGATACGCAACGACCATTTGGCGCGTTTGCTTTCTACACGTTGGAGCGCAGAAAACACACCGTACGACGTTCTTTATCGTTTGGCGTCGGATTTGGTGTATAAATCCAACGCGTACGCCGTCGTTTTCTACACGCCGGACTATATGCGCGTCGAAAGTATCGTACCCGTAGCGGCGTCAAACGTTCGCGTTTGGGAAGATCCCGAAGACGGAAATATTTATTTCCGCTTTACATGGGATTACGACGGGAACGAATATACATTGCCGTACGCGCACGTTATCCACCTAAAGGCGAGGTACAACAAAAAAAGATTTATCGGCACGGCGCCGGATAATCAATTAACAAATACCCTTGAACTTTTGGACTACACCGGCGAAAACCTAAAAAACGCCGTTTTGAATTCCACAAACCTAAAGGGATATTTAAAATATAACAATTTCATATCCGACGAAGAATTAAAACAAAAGGTCGCCGATTTCAAAGCCGCATACATGAACGCGTCGAACGCGTCCGGGATTGCGGGCCTTGACAATTCTATGGACTTTCACGAAATAAGCACGCAGACGACGACCATACCAACAACGCAGGCGCAGTATTTGCGCGATAACATTTACCGTTATTACGGCGTAAACGACAAGATTTTAACGTCCACGTTCACAGAAACCGAATGGAACGCGTTTTACGAAAATGTAATCGAGCCTATCGCCCTACAATTAACGCTTGAATTTACGTTCAAACTATTAACGGAGCGGGAACGCGGACACGGAAACAAGATTATTTTTACCGCTAATCGCCTGCAGTACGCGACATTGCAGACGCGTTTAACGTTAGGTTCCGGCCTTTATGACCGTGGAATTATTACAATTAACGAATTCCGCGAACTAATGTATTACGAACCGATCGAAGACGGCGACGTCCGTATGGTTAGTTTGAATTACGTTAAAGCCGACGAACAATCGCAATACCAAATCGGCGAAGACGGCAGCAGTACAGACGGCGACACCGACACGCCCGCCGGATCCGCGCCGGCCGACCTTAAAAAGCAATATTATTTATACGTCACAACGAAAAAGAAAGGGGAATAAAGACAATGCCGAAACAGAAAATATTAAACTGTTTTGATTTCCGAAACGAAACCGAAACGTCGGCGGATTTGTATTTTTACGGCGACATTGTTTCGGATTGGTGGGGAGCGTGGCAAGACGAAGACCAATACCCCGAAAGTATAAAAAACTTTCTTTCCGAACACGCCGACAAGGATTTAAATATTTACATCAATTCCGGCGGCGGTTCCGTATTTGCGGGAATCGCAATTTACAACATGATTAAACGACACGCGGAAACACATACCGTTAAAGTCACAGTCGACGGCGTGGCCGCGTCTATCGCGTCGGTAATCGCGTTCGCCGGATCCGAACCGCCGAAGATACCGACCAACGCGTATTTGATGATTCATAACCCGTGGACACTTGCCGAAGGTAACGCGCAGGATTTGCGAAAGATTGCCGACGACCTGGACGCAATCACCGAAGGAATTGTTAATGTGTACGCCGACCACCTTTCGGACGCTGCAACCGTCGAGGATATCCGCGAGTTAATGGCCGCCGAAACGTGGATTAACGGCGCAGACGCACCGGCGTATTTCAACGTCGAGGAAACCGCCGCCGTAGAGTACGCGGCGGCAGCAGGGGCATATAACAAATTCGCTTGTAATATGCCGGCCGCGCTAAAGCGGCGTAAAGAAGCACCAAAAGCGACGGACGACGCAGCAACGGCCGCCGTTTTGGATAATAAACGGGCGGAAATTAAACGCCTTATCATCAAATCTATGTAAAGGAGATTAGGACAATGACAAAAGACGAAATCAGAAACGCAACAAGAAATGTTCTGAACGCCCGTTTAAAAGAAATCGGCGTCCAGGCACAGACGGCAGAGGGCGAAGCGCTTGACGCGCTTATGTCCGAAGCGCAGGAAATCCACGACGCAATCGACGCGGCAAAGAAGCGCGAAGCGTTGGCGGGATTTGCAGAAAGCGCGGAGCCGGACGACAACCAGGGCGAAAACGACGCAACCGACAAGAAGGTTAAGGCGTTCGCCCGCCGTGGAGAAATGGCAAAGGACGGAAAAGCGATTAAGTTTTCTGCGCGTATTGCTGCACGCCGCATTAAGAACGCGCTTTCCGTAGACACAACCGCGCCGGTCGTGCATACTGCGACAGACGTAAAGCCGACATTTAACAACGTGTCCGCGCTTATCGACCTGGTACACGTCGTACCCCTGCAGGGCGGCGAAACATACCAGAGGGGATACGTTAAGAGTTACGGCGACGGCGCAGGGCCCACAGACGAAAACACAGATTACAACGAGAGCGAACCGACATTCGCATACGTCACAATCGAGAAACAGAAGGTTACCGCATACACAGAAGAGCCGGAAGAAATGGCAAAACTGCCGAACGCAGATTATGACGGCGTAATCGAAGAAAGCGTATCACGCGCAATTCGTCGTTACCTTTCCCGTCAGATTCTTATCGGCGACGGCAGTACGGCGAAGCTAAAGGGAATTTTCTTTAATCCGTCCGAAGCTGCAGAACAAGTTATCGACCCGGCGACAGACATTTCGACAATTACCGCAATCGCCGACGACACGTTGGACGAAATTATTTATTCGTACGGCGGCGACGAGGAAGTCGAGGGCGTGGCAACGCTTATTCTTAACAAGAAGGATTTAAAGGCGTTTGCGAAACTGCGCGACAAGCAGGGCAGAAAGGTTTACACAATCGTAAACAACGGCAACACCGGCACAATCGACGGCGTACCGTACATCATTAACAGCGCGTGCGGCGCGATTTCCGACAGTAGCACCGCGGCCGGTACGTATTGTATGGCATACGGCCCCCTTGAAAATTACGAACTTGCCGTATTCTCCGATATCGACGCAAGACGCAGCGACGATTACAAGTTTAAGCAGGGGCAGACAGCTTTCCGCGCGTCTATCTTCGCGGGCGGCGCAGTTGCAGCATATAACGGATTTATCCGCGTAAAGACAGCAAGCGCATAAATAAAACACTAACGAAAGGCGGTTTTAACGTATGACAATTGCGGAATTGACGGCAGCAGCAAAATTAAAAGTTCGGAAAACATTATCCGACGACCTGGACGCGGATATTACGCGCCTTGTCGAAACGGCGATTTCCGACCTTTCCCGAATCGGTATTGCCGATTCGTGGTTGTCTGCGCCGTCGGATCCGCTTATCGTTGAAACCGTTTTGTCGTTTGTGAAAGCGAATTACGGCACGCCGGACAATTACGACGTATTGGCGGGGGTATACAACACGTACTTAATCAAATTAAAGGGCGATTCGAAATATTTTGAAGACGCAGACGACAGTACGGACAATACCGAAACCGATACCGACGAAAGCGAGGGCGGCAACGTATGACAACCGAAGCGTATATTACACTAATTCACCCGGGCGAATCTGCAGCAGACGACGAAGAAACAAAAGTCGTCGCGACAGTCAACCCGACCGGCCGCGACGAATTCCAGGCGGCAGCGGTTAACGGGTATCATGCCGAATATATGTTAGAGGTTTGGGCGGAAGAATACGACGACCAACCCGAAGTTATATTTAACGGCAAGCGATTAACCATTTACCGCACGTACCCGAAAGGGGAAAGAACGGAATTATACGCGGCGGAAAGGATCGGCAACAATGGGTAATTTTACAAAAATCGACAATTTGGCCGACGAACTAATCGCGGGTATGGAAGAATACAGCGAAGAAACGACGCAGAAAGTTAAATCGGCGGTCGACAAGGTTTCAAAACAAGCCGTAACCGATTTAAAGAAAACGTCACCCGTCCGAACCGGCGCGTACGGTAAAGATTGGGCGAAAAGGACGCCGTACGAAGATAGGCGCAGTAAAAGGAACACCGTTTACAACCGTAAGCACTACCAATTAACGCACCTTTTGGAATACGGACACGTCGGCAGGAATGGACACCGCGTTAAAGCGGTTAAACATATTGAGAAAGTCGAGAAAAAGGCAATTGCCGATTTTACAAAAGCAATCGAAAGCGAGGTTTAACACATGGGGCGATTTAATGACGTTATAAACGCCCTTTCCGGGTTGGGGTATCCGTTCACCTGGAACGAATTTCGCGACACAAAGAAAAACCCCGCACCGGATCCGCCGTATATTGCGTACCTTTACGACGAAGCGCCGGACGGC